GTACAGGTGTATCTATCGCTCAAGGTGGCGCTTTAGGTATGGCTAACCCTGAACAACAAGCTCTGGCTAATGCTCGTGCAATGCAAGATCTTCAGTTAGCTGCTAATGCTCAGCAAGCAGGTCAACAGCAACTTACTTTTGGACAAGGCTTGCTCTCTAGCGCTTACAGCCCATTCCAGACATCATTAGGCTTGATGGGTACAGTGGAAGGCTTAGGTCAAGACGCTTTGACAATAGGCTCTAACTTGGGCGGTCGTTCAATGCAGGGTGGTGGACAAGCTGCTCAAGCATTGTTGCAAGGTGGCACTAACGCAGCTAAAACCCTACAAGGTGCTAACGCCTTGTCACCGATGTCTTCAGCTTTGTCTGGATTCGCTAAATCACCATTTGGTCAATCTATCGATCAGTCCATTATCAATTATGGTAAAGGCCTATTTAGCTCACCACAGCAAGATCCATATGTGCAGAATCGCTATAACGCTTATAATAGCGGCTACTCTGAGTTTGATTAATCATCCAATAGGTACAAATAAAATATATGGCAACAGATAACATGATGGGTGGTTTATTCACCACACCTGAGCAATATCAGATGGCTCAACGTCAGGCTGCTTTGGGCCAAATAGCTCAAGAAGCTCAAATGGATCCCTATGAGCGAGTTAACTACTTAGCTGGCGCGTCAGGCTACGGTTTGGGTAAACTAGCTGGCGGCATTATGGGATCTCAAGACCCTCAACTTCAGCGTCAGACGCAACGTCGAGCGTTCATTCAACAGATTGACATGACTGATCCAAATTCTCTGGTTCAAGGTATTCGTGCGTCATCTAGCGATCCAGAGCTTAATGCTTTCTTGCTTGGTAAATATAAAGAGCTTGAAACAATTAATAAGACAAAAGCTGAAACTGTGGCTAAGATGCGCGAAGGCAACGCTGCAATGTTAACTACAGAGCAGCGTAACTTTATTCAAGCTCGTGATGACGGTTATAAAGGTTCGTTTAACCAATGGTTGACAGAACAGAAGAAAGCGGGATCCACCAATGTGAACGTGAGCACAGGTGAGAACGCTTATGGTACAGCCTTTGGCAAAGGTATTGCAGATCAAGACCTCGCAAAATACAATTTAGCTCAAAAAGCTCCTGAAATTCTAGCAACAGCTGATAATACAGAAAAACTTTTACAAGGTGATAAAGTATTTACAGGTACTGGAGCTTCCGCTAAGCTGAATCTGTTAGCTCTTGGTCAAGGTTTGGGAGTTACAGGTAAAAATGCAGATGAGATTATTGCTAACACACAACAACTTCAACAACAACGCTCTCAAGCTGTCCTAAATCAGATTAAATCAAGTGGTTTAGGTACTGGTCAAGGTTTCACTGACAAGGATTTGAAATTCTTGCAAGATTCCGCTGCCGGTTCTATTACATTGTCTAAAGAAACTTTACAACGTCAAATCAATGTTGAACGTAAAGTTGCAAGAGCCGCTACTAAAGATTGGAATTCCCGTCTAGGTTCGATGCCTCAAAAAGTTGTTGGGCCTATGGGGTTATCTACTGTAGAACTTCCAACTCAGACTGCTTTTGATAGCGTGGAAGAAGCCACCGCTGCAAAACTTCCTAAAAATACTATAATCACTATTGGTGGTCGTAAAGCTGTTGTGGAGTAAATATGGGTATTAAATTTTTAGATGAAGAACCACAATCTGCAACATCTAACACAGCTTCTCCGGCCCCTGTCGGTATTCGCTTTGTAGACGAGCCTGTAGCTCAACAAGCTCAATCAACAAATCAAGAACCAACTGCTCTTGATAAGTTTGGTAGAGCTGTTGGATTAACTGCAAGAGCCGGATTGAAAGGGATAACCGCGCTTCCTCTGGCTGTAGGGGACGTTCTTGCACAAGCTCAGAATGCAGCTAATGCTCTTACAGGTCGGGAATCTCGTGTTGCTATTCCTTCTCAAAGCTTCAACGCTCAACTAACAGATGTCGGTCTTCCAGAGCCTAAAGCGGGGGTTGAAACATACTCTTCCATGGGTGCTGAGGCCATGGCTGGAGGAGGCTTACCTAAAGTAGGTATTTCTAAGGTGGGTATTGATGCTGTAGAGACAACTGCAAGACAACAAGCCACGCGAGCCGCTTCTAATTTATTGGCTTCAGGTGTTGCAGGAGCCGTTACACCCGCTGTAGCTGATTCAGTTACATCTACGTTCGATAATCCTCTTGTTGGCTTAGCTGCTGGCATTGCTACAGGTACTATTGTAGGTTCTGGAACAGGTAAGCTTGCTTTTAATGTAACATCTCCAAGAAACACTCCTGTAACTATTGAAGATGTTCGTAAAGCAGCCAGTCGAAGCTATAAACAAATGGAAGACGCTGGAGCTGCTGTTCGTACTGATAGTGTACAAAATAAACTCTTTAGTAATATTCAACGAAGCTTATCTGAATTAAATTTTAATCCGAAGGTTGTGGAAGCTCATCGACCAATAGCGCAACAACTTGAAAATGCACAATCAGTGTTGAATAAACCGTTTGTAAGTTTTGCTACGTTGGAGCAGCTTCGAGGTGAAATGTCCAGTCTGAGTACTGGAGGCGATACCACAGCTAAGATGGCACGTTCTGTTGTTAATGATATTGACGCGTATATGTCTAAACTTTCTCCAAAAGACACGCTAGCGTTAGGAGGCGGGACTGCTCAAGACGCTTTGAAGAATCTTAAAGACGCTCGTACAGGTTGGCGTAACCAAGCACGTGCTCAAGTTCTTCAAGATATTTTAGAAAATGCGCAGCTTCGTGCTGAAGGCTCTTTTGCCTCTAAAGGTGAAAAGATTCAACAAGGTTTACTTAACTTAGCTACTAATCCTGAAAAACTTAGTATGTTCTCTTCTACGGAACAGAATATCATTAAAGCAGCTACAAAGACTGACGATATTGAGAAAATTTTGATGGGTTTAGGCCGTTTGAATCCTCAGCGAGGAACTTTCCAGCAAGCTATGGCAGGAACTGCTGCTTATAATTTAGACAATCCTCAAGGCCAAGCTGTTACTGCTCTAGCCGCTGGAGGTTTTGCAGCAGATAAAGCTTTAGGTGCTGTTCGTCAACGAGAGCTTAAAGGCATTATTGACCAAATAGCTTCAGGTAACTTGCAAGCTCCTAAAGAAGGCTTTGCTGTTCCCGGCTTATTCGGGGCAGCTATGGGCGGAAGGCAGTAATGTAATGCCTCTCTTAATCCTTGCTGGTGCTCTCAAGGCTGTTGAGGCTATCCAGCAGGGATGTGAGCTTTATAAAGAGTATAAAGGTGTAGTACTTAAAGCTAAAGAAACCTTCGATGAGGCTAAGGAGCACGTTGAAGAGGTGGTTGGCTTATGGGAGTTCGTTAAGTCCAAACTGTTTCCGTCACCTTCTGCTCCTACGCATATAGTACCTGAGATAATCACCGCAAAATCTGAGGTAAATAAGCCTGTTAATCACCGCATAGTAGTAGAGCCTCAAGGTGAACAAGAGATAAAGGCTGAGTTAGTTAAGAACTTAAAGCTCTTCTTCAAAGCCATGATAGCTATCAATAAGAGGATAGCTGAGCAGCAGTTACGAATAGATACTCAGTACATTGAGCCTGATGAACTACTTGATGTCTCCCTTGACTTAGTTATAGCTAAGAAGGAAATGGAGAAGGCTCAGAAGGAGATTAGAGAGGTGATGATCTATCAGAGTCCTCCTGAGTTAGGAGCGCTCTACAGTGACGTTATCGAGATGTTTGGGATAGTGCAGGAGAAGCAAGAGATAACTCATTTACGAGCCTTGAAGAGTAGAAAAGAAGAAGTCTTAAAGAAGCACAGGCTTATCAATAAGATTAGACAGAGAATAGCTTGGGTAATAGTAATGGCTTTAATAGTGATGGAAACATGGGGACTAACAATAGCACTTCTTCTAGCGAGACAGCCTACGTAAGCTTCCTTGTGTTGCTTACCTTACTGTTCTTCATTATCTTACCGTTTGAATTGTATTTATATATTATCGTAAAGGACGCTGTAGCAGCGTGTAAAGCATCATGAACGACATACTATCAGGCCTATTAAAGAATGTAGCTCCCGGCCTAGCTACTGCTGTCATGGGGCCTCTCGGTGGAGCTGCTGTGTCAGCATTGGCGTCTAAGTTCGGTGTGGCTGATTCAGTAGATGCTGTCGCTAAAGCTATCGCTGGTGACCCTCAAGCTGCTCAGAAGCTTCAAGAACTAGAGCTGGAGTTCTACAAGATTGAACAGAATAACCTTACGGATCGTCACAAGGCTGATATGTCTTCTGACTCATGGTTGTCTAAGAACATCCGTCCTATGGTGCTTATATTCCTTCTAGTGGCCTACAGTGGCTTCGCTATCGCTTCTATCTTTGAATATGAGACTAGAGGCGCATACGTGGAGCTTCTCGGTCAATGGGGAATGCTCGTGATGTCTTTCTACTTCGGTGGTCGGACTATGGAAAAATTAGCTGATAAAGTGGGTAAGAAATGAAGCTAAAAGATACGGTGGTAATCACCTCAGCGCTGTCCTTAGTGGCAGTAGTGTTCGTAATGATGATTATGTTTATTATCGCTCTACTTGATACTTCAGTAGACGATACAGCAATCTTCGCTATTATCGGCCCTGCCTTCCAAACTATCGTTGGTGGCTTCATCGGTCTGATTACAGGTATTAACATCAAGGGAGACGACAATGAACCTCAGTGAACATTTTACACTCGAAGAAGCTACTTATAGCGAAACTGCTGTGCGTCAAGGCATTGACAATCAACCTTCATCTCTTCAGTTGGAGAACATGAAAGTAGCTGCTCAGAAACTTGAGCAACTTCGAGCTGTTACAGGCCCATTGAAGATTAACTCTTGGTTACGTCTACCAGCTGTTAATGTGGCTGTTGGAGGCTCTAAAGTATCGTCTCACATGGATGGTTGGGCTATTGACGTATCTAGCTCTAAACTAACTCCTTTGCAACTGTGCCAAGAAGTACAGAAGGCTGGTATCAAGTTTGACCAGATGATCCATGAGTTTGGTCGTTGGATGCATATTAGCTTCGCTCCTGAGATGAGACAACAAGAGCTTACTATCTTTAAACCAGATAACAAGTACAAAGCTGGTATCCTCACAGAAGAGGAATACAAGAAAGCCTGATAAGGCGTAGGCGTAAGCCGTAAAGTGTATCTTAAATGATGCATAAAGCCTCTAATGTACTTTTTAAGATACATTAGAGGCTTTTTCGTTAGTAGAACAGAATTGCTACGTTAAAGAATCCTAAGTGGATGATAACAGCTGAGCAAAATTGAAACTCATCTTCACCAGTCTCCACTATAGCTTCATCCGTGTGGACGATACCTAGTACGAGACCTCCTGACCAGTTAATATCAATAATCATTTAGTTTCCTTCACACTGACAAATTTAGTGCCCACAGGAGGCCAGTCATTCTGTTCACTCTTAAATCGAGGGCCTTCAACTCCCCAATCTTGAACAATAAAAGAATACTCTCCTGTTTCCTCTTTTTTCTCTTCTACCAACTCTAAGTAAGCTTTGTAGATCTCGTGAACATTTATAGGGGCTGTGTAAACAATCCACTCATGAATTTCCTTCATCAACCGTTCTTTAGATACTTTATCAAAAGCTTCAACTAGAGCTTTAGGGTCGATTACCATGTTTCATCCTTTGAGTAAATCATATGTGGTACTGAACGAACAGTAGGAAACTTCGCTTTGAAGTCTTCGATGGACATATCCTTGCCTAAGTGAACTTCAACAAAGTCAACCCCTTCCGAGGCCAACTTTGTCTTCAGTTGCACACACGCTGGGCAGTTATCCTTACTGTATACGATTGTTTTCATAGAAGACCCCGAAGGGTCATCCTTTCTTTCTTTTGTTATCGGATCGGGCAAGCCCCAGTCGAACATTCAGCATCGTCAAGACCAATATTAGCTTCGTCAATAGCCGAGATAGTACGTGTATTGGCGACCATTTCATTGTACTGTTCTTCAGTGATCTCTTCCAAAGGAGCTTGCTTGAAACCGTGCTCAGAGTGCAACAAGAAAGACAAGGACTTATGGTTTGTCTTGTAGTTCTTCTTCAAGTACTTCTTGATCTCAGGAAGCTCTTCAGGACGGTAATACACAGTACATGACACTGAGTTATCGCTCCAGACTTCCTGCAGCCACTTAACTGTTTCCAGTTGAGAGATAGCTGTCATGTCTTTAGCCAATACAGCATGGTCTGGGTGACGGAAGGGGAAGCTTACAACCACTGTTGAACGATCTTCTGTGCCATCGAAGTTCTGCTGATACTCTACATGGTAGCCGTGATCCTTACAGACTTGAACCAACGAGTGATTAGAGCTGATACGGATACGACGAATCATGAATCGAGCATAAGCAGGATGACAGCCGGGAGTAACACCGGGCAACAAAGACAAAGTGCCTGAAGGCTTGACAGTGGTCAGCTTGATGGACTTGTTAAAGCCGTGCTTCTGTGAATAGAAAGCATCGTAGTTACGCAGCTCACCATAGACATCGCTTAGCCAAGACTTTTGCTCTTCGGTGCATTGCAATACGCCTGTGATACCAATACCCATTCGCATGTTTTCGTGGACGATAGCCTCTGTGACCTTTTGGTGACACTGGAGCGCCAGCGAGTGCTTGTTGATACGATAAAGCAGAGTACAAACATCAAGAAGCTCTTCTTTGCTACTGATATTAGGCAGGAACACTTCTGCAAGGCAACAGGTTTCACCGTCAGCCAAAGACTGTTCAGCACATGGATTATAGCCTTGTACTTTGGGATCTGGATACTGAGTTTCACCCAATCGTCCGATCTTTCGTGAGAGCTTGAGGTTGATGAGGCCGTAAGGTTCGCCTTTGCCTTCATAACCATCCCAGAAGAAGTCGTGCAGATCTCCAATATCGTGGCAGACGACTGAGTTGTTGGACATGGCTCTCCAGCTCGGGATATTGCCCAAGTCCCATCGTTTAGCAAGTAGATATTCCACATCATCAGCATCTCCAATAGCAATTTGAGCACTACGGCGTACGTTACCTGCAACGACAACAGCGCCAATAATATTCATAATGTCTAAACAGTCGATAGGACGAAGCTGCTTACCTGCGCGTTTCTCCAAGATCTTACTGATCTGCTCGATACCCCAAACCAAGTCCTCTGGGCCTGAAGCAGTGCCACCAAAGCCTTTGATAGCGGCGCCTTTAGAACGAATTAGCTGTGTCGAGTACGAGAAGGTTTGCTTGCCTGAGCTGTGAGCCAAGAAAGCAGCTTTGAGCGTCTTACCAAGAAGAGCAACCCAGCCTTCACGACTGTCAGGGACAATAAAATCAGCCCCGCTATCGACAACACGAATAGGACACTTAAAATCCACATTAACTGGAGGAAGTTTATTAACATTTTCTTTCTGAATGTTGTAGCCGACGCCTGATCCAAGCATCAACATATCCATAGCCCAAGTAAAAGGCTCTACTGGCTTATCTACGGTACGGAAAGCACAGTTTTGAAGGCTTGAAAGGCCTAATTTGTCCACTGTATCTGTTCCTAATTGCCACCAGAAACGCCCTGCTACAGAGCCTTTAAGACCTAACAGATAGTCACGTAGGCGCTGCTCTTCAGCCTCTGTAAAGCCACAGTTGAGCTGTTTATCGCAGGCTTTAATGACACGTTCTACGGTGTCAGGAAACTCTTCGGTAGGACTGTTGATGTCATTCTCATTCAAACGACGAGCGTATGTGCGTTTGTAAGTCAAATAGCCTACTGAAGACCAAGGTGTAATTGCTGTCATGTTCTCTTTCATTGTGTTATTTTTAGTGGGCAGGCATTTTAGTACGATGAGATCATTTTGTCAAGATACCAGCGTGCCTTTTTGAGGTCTTCTACACCATTCTTGTCCATGAATCGCATTAAGTACTGCATAAGTTGTACATAATCTGAAATAAACATACCTTCTACAGGTGGGCCAAGTTTCTCTACCAGTTTAGCGATTACATCGCGTACTTCAATGCTTTCCTTATCAAACAAATCGGCTGCATCAAAGAGCATGTAATGCTTTGGTTTACTAATTACATCGTAGGCTGCTATGCCATTGAATTTCTGTTCCATTGGGATGTTCAAAGAAGCCATGTATTCCTCAATTTCGTTAATTGTTGGTTTGGTTGCCATATGTTTCCTTTAAATACTTCAAACTCACGGGCATTTCATCAAAGCTACCATCCTGCACATCGTTCAACATCCAGATACCAGCCCATGAACCGTTTGTTTGAGGTGTCAGATAATCTTCATCGTGCGGATAACAAATACCTGCAAAAAGACCAGTCATCTGTTTCCCATCTGCACGTTTAGCAAAAGCTATTCCGCGATCTTGGACATGCCCCATGATACAACTCATGTGTTTTTTTGTGAGCATTAGAGCAGGAGAGCTCACAGGACGGCCCATCACACCAGACGTGAAGTAGTGACAATACGCAATCCCGTCAATGATAACAGGTTGTAGAAAATCTACAAACTCCCAATTATCTTTTTCTAAATTGAAGTCATCATAACCAATTAAACCATCTAGCTTTCGATCACTATTGATGGCACGTTGAATACGCTGTTCATGATTTCCACAAAGAAAGACCAGACGAGGCTTCCACTGCTTCTCTTTATTGCGTTTTAGGCGTTCTTTTTCTTCGTTGATAGGAGCTAATAAAGCTTCCATCCCTTGAAGACCCGCAAGAATATCTGCTTGATATGTACGCCCCTCAAAAGCCTTCTTACCGACATCGTAGATAGAAAGACTAGGCATATCCCAATGATCTCCTAAATGGATAATGACATCAGGTTTCTTTTCAGCTGCATATTTACCGACCCAAGAAAGGTGTTCAAAACTGTGTCCCGGTTTACACTGGGTGTCTGGCAAGACTAAATGTCTCATTTACTGTCCTTTTCATACGTTTTTAGAACCCATTTTGCAAAATCAACTAATTGCTCTGGCGTAGCGTTCTGTTTCATTGCATTAGCCAACTGGCTTAGTATTTGAACATTGTTTTTAGTGTACCCCTTAGACGAATCTATACGGTCAACTGAAGGAGAGTTAAACTGAGGTTTCCCTTCTCCTCGAACAAGTTCAAAGCCAAAGACAGGACATACAGAATACTCTGAGACGTCCTCTAAAGTCAGATTAAAATCTAACCCCTTCTTACGTGCTCTTTCACGGATACCTGATAAAACCTTTTCATCCTTACGTTCAAAGCTATGAGCTTTATCATAGGCTGCTTTTTGAACACGTAGACGTTCAATGTTCTTTTCTCGCCATCTGCGGTTGTATTCTGTACGTGGATGCATTACAGAGGCTTCCACTTAAATGATGGCATATTGACCTCGTAGACTTCAGGATAAGCCAACAAAAGCTTCTGTAGGATCTCATCGTTCAAGCTACGTCCGTATCCAGCATGGCCTTCTTCGTTCAAAGGGAAAACTACTGAGTAGTACACTTGCTCTTTGATGTTGTAGCCGTAATGCTTCTCCATAGCGTCTAAGATACGATCCAATACTTCCATCCAAGTGCCTTCATGAGGCTCAATCATAACTGTGTGCTTTAGAGGCACAGTTGCACCGAACTCATCAATCCAAGGGTGAGTGACCATCTCAAAAGCCCAATAGTCCTCATCTTCCAGTAACAAAGTATTGTCAACAAATGTGACTGGCTCTGTCCACAATGAGGAGAATTTATCTCGGGCTGCTTGCAGTGAAGCTTTTACGTTATCAAACATGGTTGTTTCCTTTATTTCAGGTTGATTAACAATTTTGTGAAAGTACTCGCTAAGTGTCATTGAAGTCTCCGTCTACTGGATGATACACCACCCATTGTGTCTCAAAGATTCCGTTACCATAGTCCTTGAGTACCTTGGATGTCTGCATCATTCTACACCCTAATCTAGGATGGTCAGTTACGTAGACCTTATAACATCCATCAGTCCAATCAGGATGAAAGGGAGGAGGTTTATAGTGAACTACTAGCTTGCTCATTGATTATTTCCTTGATTGATGGGAACTCAGCAAAGATAATATCACGACATTTGTCAGCTACATCACGATGCTCCTTCTGTGTTGCAGAATCACAACGGATATCAATGTAGTGTAACCAGCTTCGAAGAGTGCCGTTCATGTACATCTTAGACATTGTGAGACCTTCAGGGAGAAGCTTACGAGCTACTTCCTTAGCGATACCTTTGTCTAGAGCTGCTGTGTACAAGAACTTAGCTTCATCGGTGACTCTACGTTGAATACCTTCCCACCAATACTGCAAGCTTACGTCATCAGTGTACAAGCTATTCTGACGATTCTTCTCGTCTTGTAGTCGTACCTGAGAGTCCTGAATAAACCCTTCAGAGAC